ATGACAGAACCCTACCAGCCCCGCTACCAATGGAAGCGAACGCAGCTCGACGAGAACGACCCGCCAACCGATCTCGACTGGTGCGGGTTCGACGGCATGGCCTATATAGGCAGGATCAGGAAAGACACGGCTGGCCCAACGGCGGGCAAATGGCAATGGGCGGCGGCTTATCCTCGCGAGCTACGGGACAAGAGGATATTGCCGAACACCGGCTTTGTAGACACGGCGAGGATTGCCACGCAGATGGTGGAAGAGTTCTGGGACAGAGCCCTGTCGAGGATTAAGGATTAGGGCGAAAACCCGCCCTTCAATAGGAAGCTGACGATCCCCGCGCCGATACCGCTGATCAGCAACCATGTGATCCGGGACAGGACCTTCTTGATATCGCCCACCGAACTTTCGAGGCCGGAGAAACGGGTATCGATACGGGCTTGATGGGGGCGGCTCACAAGAGTACAAAAAGCGAACGCGTCGAAGGCTTGCAGGCCGACGACGCGCTCTAACCAGCCCAACGTTTCAGGAGAACGTCGAATGGCTCAATCTCGTCTATGCTCGATTCCTGGCTGCGGCAAGCCCGTCTTCGGACACGGTTGGTGCTCTGCACACTACTCCCGCTGGAGACGAAAGGGCACGCCGTTAGGCCGAGACACAAAGATTGAGAGAAAGTGCTCCGTGCCAGAATGTGAAGATCTAGCCCGCGTTCGCGGCTGGTGCGGCAAACACTATCAGCGGTGGAACAAACACAAGGACCCATCGGAGACCAACGGGACAGAGCGGGGCGCCCCATTGAGGTTCCTCACCGAAATTGTCATGAACCATGGGGGTGATGAATGCTTGCGATGGCCTTTCTCAACTGACCAAAACGGATATGGAAGAGTACGCTATAATGGCCAGACACGGCGCGTGAACGGAATAGTCTGCGAACTGTCGCATGGTCCAGCGCCGTCCCCCAAACATGAAGTCGCTCACTCCTGCGGCAACGGAGCAATGGGATGTTGCGCGCCTCGTCATCTGGCTTGGAAGACGCATACGGAAAATGAAGCAGATAAACTCGTGCATGGAACCCTTAGGGTTGGGGAGAGGCATGCACGTGCAAAACTGAGCAATGATCAAGTTCGCAAAATAAGATCACTAGCTGGCACGATGCTGCAAAGAGAAATCGCCGGCATATTCGGCATATCGCAAAGCCAGATAAGCGAAGTCGTAAACCGACGTACCTACGCATCCATCTACTGAGGCCCAAGCCCTCCCCGCACCATGAACGCGACGGCCGCCACAAGGATCGCCCCGACTATAGTGCGTCCGATCCATCGAAGCGTACCCTGAATCTCGCTGATACTCTTCGTGATCGCTATAAGATCACGCTGGAGTCCTAGCCACTGTTCGCTTCGCTTAGCCTCGCCTATCTCGCTCTGCCGCTGCCACGCCTCCAGAGCCGCAATCCGCTGGCTGTTCCCCTGAATGGTATGCTCCGCGCTCACCATGCGGCTGCGAAGATCGGGGTCCGTATCCGATGGGGTCATTACCAGCATCCTGCCTGCTTGCCATCTGCATTGACCGAAGCCACCCATTGAGCGACGGGACGATCCGCAAAGATCGCGGCCCTTGTCTCGCTCTTCATCGTCGGCGGCTTCCTGAGAACGTCGCAGCTATTCACAGCGACCGTCGTTGAGCACCCCGCCAAGAGCGCGGCACAGATCATCATCGGACATGCCCGATACCATTTCATCGGTCAGCTTCCTTTCGCGGAGGATTTCGACGGTCTTTTCCAGAGCGGCCGTAGCAGCCGCCGTTTTGCCGGCCCGAACGCCGTAGAGGTAGGCAGGGCCGGCGAAGAGGGCAGCACCGAGGATAGCCCCCGCGCCGATCTTGAGGGCGTCGAGGAGGCCGGTCATGCGGCGATCGCTCGCTGGATAGATTTGATGCGGCTGATGATCCACTCGCCAAGGGCCAGGAAGCCAAGGCCGGCGACGATGACCACGGCGACAATGATCAGAAGCTTGACCGGGTCGACGCCGGCCGCCCAAGCACCGAGGGCGCCAAGGAAGCCAGTGCCGGAGAAAATCGACGTGAACCAGTTGGTTTTCTGGCGCACTTCTTTCTCAACCTGCGCTGGGACGACTGGCTTTTCGACCTCGACGGCCACCTCCCGCACCGGTTGGCCCTTGGCGTGGCGGTTCCTGATCTCTGAGAGGCAATTGCGGAGGCGATCCACGCTGATGGCTGCGTGCTGCCCCGCATAGGCGCCCTTGCCGTCGAGCTTTGGCAGCGAGGCCCACTCATGCGCAAGGTTGTCGATCAGCGCGTCCTCGCTGAGACGGCCGGCGAGATACTTGTCGATCCCGCGGACGCCCAGAAGGTAGCAGGCCATTTCGTCCTGGCAGTCGGCGTCGAACTCGCGCGTCAGGGGATAGCGATCGGGCAGCGCCTTCCGGATAGCGCGCGCGGTGGTCCTGACAATCTGGTAGCGGCCGGCAGCCGATGAGTTAAGCTTCTTGTTGTCCGGATCCGACAGCATCTTCGTCTGAAGCGCGTCGAGTTCTTTCAGCGTGAGCGACACGAGGTCGACCGTCGGGGCCTTGCCCTTCGTCACCTTGCCGTCGAGCATCTTCCCGTAGGCAAGGGTCTCGTTGTAGCCGCGACCCTTGTCGGTCCCTTCAGTGAATCCGATGAGATCGAGCAGAGGACGGTAGACGTGATACTTGTCGCCGCGCGAAAGCGCCGCGCCTTTCGGAACGGTTCTGTCCATGAGAGATCCTTTCGATTGATAGCCGCGTGTTAATGGTACGCTATTGCACTTCGCCAGATTCCGCGCTTTGATCGCGCAGGTTGGCTAGGAGAGAATAATGAAACTTGCAACGGTGGTGGTGCCGCTGGTCATGGGCACGCCAGCGGCAGCCGAAGGCCCGTATGCCGGCGGTTGCGCGGGATACGGCTTTCAAGCGGGCGGGCAGATTTTTCGCCTCGAAGATGTCTCAGATGGGCGGCGGTTATCGGGGTCAGCCCTACATCTTGATAATTCTCGATATTTTACCTTGAACCAAAGAGGTTTCTAGATGGCTGTTTATGCATTCTACAGTGCGGGCGGGTTCGCTCGTGAAATTCACGCAGGCTTTGTTCACAGCATCGGCATGGTCGATAATGGAGAACGAGGCGAGGTCGTATTCATCGATGATGCCGCAGAATCGCAGGGACAAGTTATTCGCGGAAGCCGCGTAATCTCCTATGAAGAGGCGAAGTCTATTCCCGGCATCAAGGTCAATGTGGCCTTCGCCGATCCCAAGCTGCGCAGGAAGAAGGTCGAGATGTGTGCGGCGGACGGCCTAGAAACATTCTCTTCGTTTGCACCTACATCCATAATCGGGGACGACGTTAAGATCGGCCACAGTGCCATTTTCGCGCACAACTCGATGGTTACATCTGACGCTCAGATCGGAGACTCCTTCCACTGCAATATTTACGCTTACGTTTCCCATGATTGCATCGTTGGTGATTTTGTCACCTTCGCTCCCCGCGCATCCATGAACGGCCGGGTTAAGATCGAGGACGATGTGTATGTCGGGACGGGCGCGATCATTCTCCCAGGCAAAACTGACCGATATCTTACGATCGGAAAAGGCGCGATAATCGGAGCCGGGGCCGTCGTCACGAAAGACGTAGAACCCGGCTCTGTGATGGTTGGGGCGCCCGCTAAACCGAGGTGATCGTTAACGAGGCTCGAAATAGCGATCACTATTCATGGAGCGGCGCTCGGCCACTCGACCACCGGCATCTCCGCAAGGAATGCGTCAACGGTCGGCTGTTCACGCTGACCGACCTGCACCTTGTAAAGTTCGGCGTAGGAATATGTCCACACCCCATCGCGCCACGAGACAAAGGCGGTGGCCTCCGCCGCCCATTGCGGGTTTGTCGACGAGACGTAGGAGGCCAGCGTTACCCCGTCGCGGAAAAGCTTTTCCCTTGCGGTGGTGTCAACCAGAGCTTGGATTGCGTTTTCGTAGTCCGCGAGGGTCGGAGGCTGTATCGGCTTTGCTGCCAGAAGGCCTTGTTCAGCAGGATCACCGATCTCCTCGATGTCGATGGGATTACCGTCCTCGTCCCACCACGTTTCGCCGCGATGGTCTTCCACCTCACGCCACTCTCCGTCGACAAAAACGGTAGCAAAACCTTCAGAAGTGGTAGCAGGCTCCACCAATGTAGCGGACGCCGGAACGACCCAACGGCCGCTTTCCATCGGATCAGCATCAGCGAGCGACGAGCTCAGATACTCACCGCTCATCCGGTGATAGTGGTAAACAATCGGTGCTTCGGACATCGTTCAGGACCTCAGAATTTAATTATGCCGAGAAGGGCGACGTTACGTGGTCTGGTTTCAGCGCTTGTGCCGGTCGATGGATTGCCTGTCACAATCCCGAAGTCGGAGAGGTATACCGGGTCAGCAGACCAACCTACGTTGCTGCTGCTTCCGTTTCCGTAGTACCGCCCCGCGTTGAGTGTGTGAGTGTGCGTTTTCAACGCGTCCGATTGCGCAGAACCAAACACACGACCAGTGTCTACGCCGCGCCCATCATCCCAGATGCGCTCAAATTCGCCGCGACTGTCAGGCACCTTAAACGTTCCATCCCCATTGTCGGCAAAGACGAACGCTCCGGCAGCCCACGAGCCAAGGGAAACGACACAACCGTTATGCAACGCCCAATTCCAGAGCGCGGCATAAGTCGTCTTGGAAAAGCTTCCGCCGTTTCTCTTCAGGAAGCCGGCGCGGGCCGTGCTTTGCCCGTCCAAACGCGGCGTGCCAATTTCGACCGAGGCATAGCCTGTATAGGTCGCACCATTGGCGCTGTACGCCTGCCACGTCATGACAGACGCATAGTCGGCATGCCAGATCGGGCCGATGTCCTCAGTCGGGAGCGCAACGCCCGCGCCGAAGAACTTGATGCGCGCTTCGATACTCGATGACGGAATGGTAATCGCCACGAACCCCGACCCCGTGCAGATGAGGTAAGCCGCATCCCCATCCGCAACGACAAGCGTTTCCTCGCCGTTGATAAGCTCGGTTCCGTCTGCGTCAATGGTGACGTCTCCGCCGTTGGCGAAGACCATCATGTGCCAGTCCGCGCCAAGCGTGGCGGCAGCCGTCAGCGTAAGCGTTGCCGTCGCCGTGAACTCGTAGAAGGCGTTGTTGTCGTTCGCCACGGCGGTATAAGCGCCGGACTTCGTGGCGAACACAGTGCCGTTGTCGAGATCCCGGCGAAGGATCGCCATTAGCGTGCGAAAGGCATTGTCGAAATTCGAGACCGAATTGGTGCCGAGAATGCCGATGCCGCCGCAATCGGTATTGTCTCCAGCCGTGGTGCTGAAGTCGAGAAACGTGCTTTTTGCCATGGGGAGACCTTCAGTAGAGACCGGCGGAACCGCTCTTGACGGCCCGGTCATATTGGCCGGAAGATTTCTGGACGGAGCGGCCATAGTCCGTCTGCTTGCCGTCGCCCTTGACCGGGCCGCTAGGCGTAGCGGGGAAGTAGTTCGTGCCCCTGCCCGTCAGAATGCCGCCATTGACGATGGCAGGGCCGAGCAGGCCGCCGACGACGGAACCGATGGGGCCCGCGATCAGGCCGCCGAGGACGCCGCCGCCGAATGCGCTGAGGCCCTTCTTCAGTGCCTGCTTCGTCTGGATGGCCCTATTCGTGCCCATTTCCGAAAGGCGCTGCTGCTGATCGCGGACCATGCCGTATTCGTCGTTGGACAGGAGGCCGACAGGCTGAGAGACACGGCCCGTGGTCTGGGGCGTGTTGATGGCTACGCTTGTCGCCGGGCCCGCTACCGTCGTGTCGACGGTGGGCATCGATTCCACCGCGAGAGCGCCAGGCGCCGGCGCGAGCTTGCCCCGGACGCCGAGCGGATCGTTATCCAGGTCGAGGACCTTCTGTCCCGACAATCCGAGGACGCCGGCCTGCCCCATCGAGCCCGCCATCTGGCTATAGGCGTTGGCGAGGGTGGATGGCGTAACCGCCGGGGAGGAAAGCGGGGAAACTGCGTTGATGGCGTCGACAGGGTTGCTGGCATGAAGGATGCCGAGGGCGGCATCGCGCCGTTTCATCGCGTCTGCCGTCTGCGCGCTGGTGAGGTTCAGCGAGCCATTCGCCGCCTCGAGGCGCTGGCGTCCAAGATTGGCTTTTGCCTGCATGCTCGCCATGTCCTCCGGTGCTCGGTAGCTGAGAAGGCCGGACGCTTCGCCGGCGGGGGATAGCCCGCGCTCTGCCACGGCTGAAACGCCCATGCCCGGTTCGGAAAGAACCCCGCGCGTGACGCTCATCGGCGTTGCGGGATTTATCGCCGCCATAATGCCAGTTGCGCTATCGGACTGATTGATGCCGGTTCCGGGGCGGTCGGCAAAGGTCGGGGTCGGGATGCGGCCTTCGGCAAGCAGGCCATCAATCTCCGCATCGCGGCCATAGCGATCATTGATTGACTGCAGCTTGGCCCCATACTTCCGATCCGTGGCATAGCCGCCGGGCTGACCGTACCGAAGGCCCGATACCGCTTCGGAGAACGTCGGCGCGGTTAGCGCATCACCCCAGCGTCGTGCGACGGTGGACGCCCAATCTCGGAACGATTCTGCCGGGTGATCGTAGGCGCGAAAACGGGCATTCTGCCGGACTGCTCGCCCACCTTCGTCTTCCCACGTCCTCGCCGTGAATGCATCGCCGCCCCACGCCGGGCCAGCCTTGATGCCGAAGTAGTTGTTGCGAACGGCGCTCTTGCCGAAATTCGTTTCAAGCGCTGCCTGAGAGGCGGCAAGGCGGGCCTGTGGGTCGGACAAGCCTGCGGCGCGCGCAGCACTATAGGCCTCGCTGAAGAAGCGCTGACGGTTGTTTGCCATTCATGGCTCCATGAGATTTCTGGACATTTTCCCGGGCTGGCTGCATTGTGGCGCGCTTGCACATATCAGGGGGTGAGAAATGAGACTCTTCGCCGCGGCTGCCGCTATGATCGCGCTGCCTCTACTGTCGGGTTGCGTTAGCTCGGAGGAACAAGCCGCGCAGGACTCCGCATTCTGCCAGAGCCTTGGCGCTACCGCTGGCAATGGTCTGATGGAATGCGTAATGGCCCGCGACGAACAGCGAGAGAATGCCCGTTATCGCCGGAGCATGGCTTTGATCGCGGCCGGGAACAACATCAACCAGATGAACCAGCAGCAAGCCATGGTGAACGCAATGAACCGCCCGGTTAATACGACTTGCCGAAGGCAGGGCATTTACACCAACTGCACAAGTTACTAGATTCCCCGAATGCAAATAGACCACGACCCCAACGAACCGCAACGCCCGAAGGATGACGGCATGTGGTGGCTGTATCCCGCCTGCTTCATTTTTATCGCTGGCCTTTGGGTCTGGGTTCTTCTCACTGAACCGATCCATTGGCTGTCTGCCGGTCTAGGGTTCGCTACGGGGATGATGTTGGCGTATTGGGGCGTGGAGACCTTCCCCGGACCATACAAATCACCTCCCAAGAAGTAGCTTCCCGGTATCTGGCGCGATCTGCGACGATTCCGCATTCGCGATAGCCGCCAGTAGCCCGCGCGTCTGCGCCGTTAGGCCACCGCCGCGCGCCAGTTGGTTGGAAAGATACGTCTGGACCGGCTTGCTCATAAGCAAGGCCCCGGCCATCCGAGGAGCGGCAAAGCCTGCTGCGGCGCCCGCAAGCATCGTCTTCGGATCGCCACCGCTAGCATACCCCGCGCCACCAAGACCAAGCAGCGCGCCGACATTTGCCCCGAGGTTCTGGGCATTGAGCCGCCCCGCTGTGCCACTATTCGGCATTGAGCGAAGTACCGCCTCACCAGACCGTGCGAGTTCGGCAAAATCTCCCTTGCCGCGAGCATAATTCCTGCGGCCGTGCTTCGTCACCGTGGCGTTTCGGAGTTGTGCAGGTGAAATGATGCCAGATGCGGCATTCTCGCCGGCACCCGTCGCCGCCTTCTCGATAACGAGCATGTTTCGATATTGGTTTCTAACTTTGCGCCACTCTCCGAGGTCACGCGGATTGGTTCTATACAAGGAGCGCTCCATGCCGTCATCCAATGCGTTCCGTAGGCCATAAAGCGCGTCCTGCAATTGCGGGTCACTCACCGCGCCGCGCGCCATCCTGTCGAGCCTAGACCTGACGGCCTGGTAGGCGCTTCCATCGAGGCTCCCCTGTCCTAGCGTCTTGCCTAAATCCTGTATCAGGTCCATGACGACAGGAGCGCGCCGGCTCTCAGGAACGAGAGAGGCGTATTCCCTCCATACTGCGCCCAAGTCCTGCGCAAGCTTGGTGTCAGGCGCGAGGTTGTTTCTCGATGCCAGATTGTCAAATTTCTGACCGATAGCCCGGAAGCCATCATCAATCACATCTGGCGTTGCTCGATTTGCATTGATACCGGCGCGCTTAAGGATTGCGGACGTAAACTGCTCGCCCTGCCGTTCAATCTTGTCGGCTACCTTGCGCCCGCCAAGCTCTGCTTCTGCATACCGCAGGCGGTCATTGCCAAGGCGCTGGCCTGCGGTCGTCTCGACGCCCTCGCGGCTAAGAGAGGAAACAGCAGCTTGGCGCTCTGGGCTGGACGTGAAGGGCGAAATGACTTTGCGCCCGGCGGCGGTGACTGCCTTCATAGCAAGCGGAAGAGCGCCGCCAATGGCCGCTCCGCCAACAGCGCCATACTTCGCGCCTTCCGTCATGCCTGAAAGTGAACCGTCAGATGACCCGGCGCCTTGAAGCGCGCCAAACCCGGCGCCCTCGGCGGCTGAAGCAAGAGACACCCTACCGAGCCCACCCCCTGCATTGATGGCACGCGCGGTAGGCGAAAGTCCTGCCTTGACGAGACCTGTAGGAAGGACAAAAGATCCACCAATCTCCGCAGCGAGGCCGGCCGAGCCGGAGCGTTCGCGCGCCTTGTTGGTGTAATCCTCCATGGCGGCGAGCTCTTCGGCATACGTCTTGTCGGTGAAGGCCGATCTAGCCGCAGCCGCAGCCTTGTTACCTAGCCCGAACGTCACGCCGTTCGCAAACTGGTCGGCAAGGTCAGCAGTCGCAACAAGCGGCTTCTTCCACGTCGGCAGCTTGTCGAAACGGACCTGGGCGAGGCTATCGATGGTTGCCCCGCCCATCTTGTTCGACATATCGGAGAGTTCCGAGCGCAGATCCTTGGATTGCTGGCTTTCCGCTCCCGGTGCACTTTCGCCGCGTAGACGGATAATCTCATTCGCCAGGGTCTTTGCGGCGGCGACGTCGCCAGCCGCATCAGCATTCACAAGCGCGCGGGAAAGCTGTTCGATAGTTGCCATGTCAGCCGCCGTATTTCTTCAGAAGGTCATCCACAGATGATCCGCCGGCACCTGACGGCTTGTAGAACGTGCCACCTCGAAGCCCTTCGGCGCGCTGGCGATTAAATTCGAGGCGTCTTTCGGCGAGGGCGCGGGCTCGCTGAAGGATGCTTTTGCGAACCTCAACGGGCTGGCCGGCAGAGCCCTGCAATTCAAGTAGGATTTTGCGCTCACCTTCAGTAGGCGCCGCCCCGAACGTAGCCTTCAGACTTGCGAGAGCCTGACCAACAATGAGATTGTCGAATTCTGCCGTTGCCGCCGAGCTTTCCTTGGAGGAGACTGCATCCGGGACCATCCAGTCGGGCAGCGCGTTGCCGAGGGCGCCACGCGTCGAAGCGAATGCCCCTTGGTTGGCTTGATCGTTGATGGAGAGAGCTTGGTCCAGCGCGGTGATAGCGTTTTCGTTGGCGGCCACCAGGTCATCAGCCTCCAGAATGGCCTTTTTATCGGTCGCCGTAAGCGGCGCCTGATCCTCACGCGGCATTTTGCCGGTCAAGATGAAGGACTGATACGCCGGATCGTCTGGCATGAGACCATTCTGCTCAGCAGCAAGCTTGCGCTGGCTATAGGGGTCGTCTTTCTGCTTGGCCGTCTGTGGCGGGGTCAGCCACTCGCCGGTATCGGTGTTGTAGAGGCTTCCGCCAGCCTGCATGAAGGCGTTCTTCGGCTTCTGCGCTTCAAGCTTCTGCTGGTAAGCCAGCTTCCACGCATCGCCCGGGCTGATAGCCCCCGCCATGACGGCCTGCGCCAGTTCCGGATTGGACGACTGGAGAAACTTCACCGTCTTGTTGTTCTGGAGCGCGCCGGCAAGGCCCTGAGCGCCGAGCGCGGCCTGTTCCGTGCCCGTCTTGCCCGAAAGCAGCCCGAGCCCCATCTGGGTCAGGCCCATGCTGTTGTTGCGCAGGAAGTCCATCGGTCCAGCCATTAGAAGAGCCCTCCAAGGAGGCCAAGGCCAGTGGTGCCGTAGCCGAGTGCGGTCAGGAACGGATTCTGGCCCGGCTGCGTCTGCGTTGACGTGCTGCCAAGCTGGCCGGCGCCCGAGGCGATAGCATTGAGCTTGCCGAGTTGCGCCCACGGTGCATTGTTCTGTTCATTGAAGATGCGCAGCTTGTCGTTCATCTGCCGCGTTGCCAGATCCTCGTCCATCGCGCCGAGTTGCATCAAGTCCGTGCCCGGCAACTTAAGCCCGCTATAGGCCGCGCCGAGGTTTTCAAGGCCGCCCTGCCCCATATTGAAGAGGCTGGTATTCGCAGCGTCACGGCGGTTCTGCCAGTTCGTGTATTCGTTCCCGACCATGCGAGAGGTCAGATCGCCGATGGTATCGCCGAGGACGCCCTGATGTGTGCCGGAGCCATACCGACCAGCTCCGCCGGCCGACAGGTTGACCGTATCCCTTGCCGAGTCCTGCGCCTGCCGTAGCACCTCCTGAAACGCCGGGTTCGCGTTGATATCGAACGTCGAATTGGCGATGGCGCGGGTGTTGTTGACCGCGTCCATCTGCGGAGCCGTGAAGCCGCCGTTGTTGATTACGTCCTGGTACTGACCGGACAGCCCGGCTCCACCAGCGTTGGCGTTCGCGGCCTGCCTGATCGAGCCCATGCCGGCTTGGGTGTTCGCGCTCCACGGGACGACGGTCGAGCCGGTGTAAACCGACTTCGCCCCGGTCGGGTCCGCATTGTAGGCATTCTGGGCGCCGGAAAGGCCTAACTGGAGCGCAGGCTGTGCCGCCGACCACGGTGCATTGTTCGTGGTCGTCGTTTGGGTTTTCGATCCACCGGACATTTAGATTTCCACTTCGTATGTGGTCCGAAGCTTCTTCGGAATTTTCAATGGCATGATGATGCGCTCCCATCCGTCCCGACCGTCGAAGACAAATCGGGTTGCACCGCCTTCCCGGGCGATTTTGCGGATTGCGGCCGGAAGCTCCGCGAACCATCGGCCCATGTCCTCGCCGGCAAGAACAAGGCAGCGAAGAACGGTTCCCCTCTCCCACTTCTGGAATTGGAGAACCGCCCCCATCGCTGGCACATCGTCCTCCATGGCGACCATCAGGAACGCATTGCCGGATCGGCACATCTGCCAGAGATCGGCAGCGGAGATATCATCCCCACAGCGGTCAATAGCCTCCTGAAACCGCGCGGAAAGCTGAGGCCAGAGCGCGTCCACCTCGGCGGAATTGGCAAGCCCGATCATCGCGAGGTCAGCGCAAAGTTGAGCATGTAGATCACCGTCACCGTCACCCCGGAATTGCCCGTGGCGCGGATTTCGTCACCTTCGACAAGGCGCAGCGGGAGATTGTCGACGATCTTGGTTTCATTGTCCGATACGGCGCCCTGCCAGACCAGATGCTCCGTCGTGTTCACCGAATCGTACCAGTGAAGCTGGCACGTCACCGACCCGCCGTTGTCGTTGCAGAACGCAACGGAGGCCAGCGTGAGGCTGTCATCCGTAGCAGTCTCGCCAATCTTCGTGGTGGCGGTATCCGTCAAGGCCTGGGAGACAGGCACCTGAAGATTGCCGGCGTAATTGCCTTGAACGCTCATTGCTGCCCCGATTGCTGTGCCGAGACGTTGACACTGCTGACCACGCTCCAGTCGGCACCTGCGGGTGTCTGGAAGCGGAATTTGTGCAGTCGGCCGTCCGAGCGAAGAGGAACCATTCCCGCGCGGTTCATCGTGCTGGCCGTGCCCCACGTCACCGCTGCACCGTTGTGAGGCCTCGTCCCGTCCGTGAGGGTATAATCCGCCGCATCGGTCTGGACGCGGGCGCCGTTGACGAAGGAACGGGCCATGCCGTCGATTTCCACGTCCGCCGTGTCGATGGTGGCGGCGAGATTGTCGCCCGAGAAGTACGCCAGCTTGTTGTCCGACGTGAAGGTCGCGAAGGTCGGCCTGCCACCGGAGAAAAGACGGCTGTCGAAAGGTTCGGCCACGTCCTCGATGCTGGCATAGAGCGTATCGAGACCATCCCACGACAAATCGGGCGTGGCGAGCGCCACCATTTCATCCACATCGAGGTCGGTTGTACACCAGCGGTCCAACTGCCAGTCATAGCCGATCCGCCGGCTCGATCCGTCCGCCTGTCGAAATTTCCACCAGACGATCTTCTCGAAAGGATCGGCGGCGCCCTGCACGTCCGAGAGATAGGCGCGATCCACGTTCTCAAGAAACCACCTGTCCACCCGCTCGGCACCGATGGGCTTGCGATCCGCACCGCCGAAGAATCCGTCTTCGGACAGATAGAAGAACAGGCCGGGTCCGATAGAGACGATGGAGCGTGGCGCGACAGTGCCCTGCTTCGGATTGAGGACCGTGCGCGTGAAGGTGTACCCCGACGAGGGCGAGAACGGAAAGTATTGCATGCCGGCGCGCTGGATGACGTAGAATCCGCCCTGCTCGCCAAAGCCGCCCATGACCTCATCGCCTTCGGGCAGCTCCTGGTAGTCCGATCCCTTCTTCTTCGGCGTCCAGTGCTCGATATCGTTGATGCCGGACCACTGGACCGTCTTCTGGCCCACCGTGCCTTCCAGATAACCGAGGACGAGGAAGTCCCCCGAGACCCACGAGTATTTCGCGCGCGGCGGACTACCTGCGAGATCCCCGAAGGGATCGGCGCCGCCGATGTCATAGACCTGTATGGGGTCGCTGATGTTGTGTGCAATCAGCTTGTCGCCGAACCGCGTAAAGGTCCACGCATCCTGGAGGGGAACCGAATACGGCGCGCTCGGACCGCTGATATCGGTCCACGAATAATCCGTGGTGTTGAGCAGGTAGAGCCCGGTTTCCGTGCCCGCGATGATATTGTACGTGCCGGAGGCTGTGCGGACATAAACACCCCCTCTGCATTTACCCGGAAGGGACTGCGTGATGGTCGACAGGCCCGGCATCGGCCCCCAGCCGTCAGCCACCGGGAGCGCGTTGACGACATACCGGCTGACGGTCGAATTGAACGGGCTCTTGTCGGGCTCGAATGGACCGAAGGGGATGCGCATCAGAATTCCGTTGGAGCGACAGAGTTGCTTGTGACGCGCGCCGCCGTTTCAGCCTTCAGGCGCTGGAATTCATCCCCTTCCAGATTGGCAAAAAGCTGTGCGCGCCCGGAATCCAGCATCTTCGTTGCGGAGACCATCTTGGCGGCTCGATAGCGCAGCAGTTGATATGCCTCGGTCATCCAGACATTCCCGGCTTCTTCGTCGGTGGCCGGCGCCGTTTTCTTGATGTGTCCGATCATGCGGACCGTGTAAGCATCATCGGGCGTCGGATAGAGCATCAAGGACTGATTGAAATACGCATACCCGGTTGGGCGGCTGCCAGTCGCCAAGGCGGTTGCGATTTCCCATTCCTTCGGCGTGAGAACGTCTAGTTCCCATGTTGATGTGCCGTCCGTGACGGTGATCTGATCTATTTCGATGAAATCAGGGATGGCAGTATCATCAGTCGACGAATAAACTGCCTGCGCCTCGACTGTTGCGAACGTTTCGCCCCTGGTCTCATTGAAATAGAACCGCTTATTCTGGAAATAGCGGATTGCATTGCTGATTTCGGACGCGATTTGCGTGCTCAGGTCGGACCGTAGAAGGTCGTCGGCGATTTCAGCCTTGAGGGCGCCCAAAGTGCTCATTTCTTCACCCCACACGCTTTCTCATGCCGATAGAGGCCGCGCCCGATTACCTTGCCGCAGTGCTTGCAGTGGCCTTTCTTGACCACAGGCTTCGGGCCTTTATCGACTGGTGGAGAGGGGGGCGGGATATACCCCGCCTCCCATAGCGCCATGAGCGCGAGGTTCATGGCTACTGGTCGTTGTCGAGCACGAAGGTGATAATCACCTCGGCTACACCGGCAGAAACCGCGCCAGTACCGTCATTGACGGATGCCGTGACGATGGCCGGCGACGTCTGCATGATGTTGGTCGTCGCGGCCAACTCATCCAGCGCTTTAAAGCCGACAGCCGTGGCAACGAGCGCGGTTGCGTAGCCGTTCGGGTCATCGGTGGTCGAACCACCCCGGAAACCAACGTCAATGGTTGCCGTGTCGTTGAATGCGGTCGTGATCATAACGCCGCCGCCGATGACGATTGCATTGGCCGGGATGGTGCCAACATCAACCACGTCACCTTCGTCCGCGAACGTCACCTGCTTGCGCAGATAATGGACGAGCTGCTTGTGGTAGTTGCGAGCCGTCGAGCCAGCAGTATTGGTAGGCATATCTCAGCCCTCCTTACGTGTGCGCTGCGGCGTAGGAAGACACAACGACGGTGCCAAAGTCCTGGCTGTCGAAGCGGGTCTTCTTCATGCCGAACATGGACATGATGGAGACTTCCAGCCGGCGCTTGTGGTCGATCAGCTCTTCGTTCCAGGCGTAGGTCATCGGACCGTTACCCTTGCCGAAGGCCACAGCAGCAGCCTGCGCCCCGAGGAGCACAGCGCGGCGAACCGTGGAGATCGCAGCACCAGTGGACGAATTGACGCCCTGCGTGACGTGGTTAGCCTTGCGCAGGATGACGTTGTTGTACTCGCCGAGAGCATCCGTGTAGATCGGATTTTTCGACGAATCGGAGGCCGCGAGCGCAGCCTTCTGAATATCGAGCCACTGCCCGGTGCTCGTGCTCGTGCGCAGGTCAGTGACCTGGTAAGGATGCAGATACATCACGTACTTCCCGCCCGAGATATCGCGACCGCCCTCGACGCCCTCGACATTGATCGGGCGAAGCGGGCTGGATGCCGTTTCCGCCATCTCGCGGGCGTAGTCGACGTACTTCAGGGAGAATACGTCGTCGGATGCGAGGTTTTCGTCTCCATCCGAATTGTTGCCGGCCGTGTCGACAAAGATCTGTCGGCTCGGCGCAACGATGGTGTTGAAGCCGTAGAACTTCGGGCGGGTTTCGGCAGTGTAGCCGCAGACCTGATTGAAGAACGTTACCGACATGCGCTCAGCCTTCCAGCCGCGCAGGCCGACCTTGGCTGCATCGCGAAGATTGACAGGGACGCGCTGCGCATCGATGGAGCGCCCGTTGTTCGGGATGTCCACGACGTGGCCGAGCTCGTTGATCGTCACTGCGTCCGAGTACAGGGACAGGCTTTCGCCATTGCCTTCTGCGATCTCGCCTTCAGTGAAGCCATCGCCGGTCAGCTTCTTCATGAGGGGGAACGTCACCCGGTCGCCGGATTCCTTGGAGGTTTCCGTCTTCAGGTGGATGATGGAGTTTGGCGACGTGCCGATAAGCGCGGAAATTTCGGAACGATAGATGATATCGTATTCGAGACGACGCGCCCACAGCTTCACCGCCAAGGCGTCGTTGACGCCAAAGGTCGTTTGAGCCATTTGCTCTATCCTTTGATAGGGTTCAATTTGGGTGATCGCCAATCTTTCACGCCGATGGCAGGCGAAGCAGGTCCCTTTAAAGACGGGATGCGCGGTCTTCTCCTGGATTACGGGCCAGGCCCCGAAGCAGGCAAGTTTTAAGCCATTGTGCGCAGGCTACACGGGCACTGACGGGCTAAATCAGGAGCCCATGATCTCATCAATCTGCTTCCGCCCAGCTACTGTGGACATCAGCTTGTTAAACTCTGCATCGCTCATCTGAGCGAGCGCTTTGGCGTCAAGGGGCTTGGGCGCTTCGCCGCCGGCAACGCCGCCGAGGCTCATGTGCCGCTCTTGCCGCTGCGCAAGATCCTGAACGCTCGGCTGCGCAGGCGCCGGAGCCGGAGCGGACCATCCCCAATAACGCCCATTCGCGCGGACAAATTCGGCCATCTGATCGGCATCGCGAGGCGCGCGGGACGCGTATTCGTAGATGTGACGCTGCATGGCCTGCTCAAGCTGGGCGCCATAAAGTCCCTGCTTCTTCAAGCCTTCGCGCGTTGCATTGACGGAATGGTCGAAAGCGTCCTTCACGTCCGGGTACTTCGCCATTGCCTGGTCAAGGATAAAGCCGGCTTCATCAAGCGTCTGCTGAACAGCCTGCTGCTGCTGCGCGGCTTCCTGCCTCTGTCGTTCTGCGGCCTGGAACTGTTCGTTTTGCTCGCGCAGTTGCTGGATTTCGTATTCGTAGAAAGCGAGAGGGTCGGTTTCCTTGTCAGGAACCTGTTTTGCAGGCTGCCGTGACTCTTCGATGCGCTGAAGCATCTGGTTCGTGCGCTCTTCAAGGCGAATGCGCTCTTCGCGCTCCCGCGCCATCTGTTCGCGCAATTCCCGTTCGGCGGCGCGAGACTCCTGAAGCGCGCGGACATCAACCATCTTCGGCTGATCGGCCTCAGGCTGCTGAGTGTCGGGTTTCGTCGTGTCGGAGACCGAGTCCGGTTGCGGCTCCGGTTCCTGCGTTGCTTCCGGGGCGTCTAAAGCCTCGATCTCTTCGCTGCTGAGTGCTTCATTCACAAAGTCTGCTTCATTCGGTTTCATGATTAGCCCTTTGGTTAGCCCTTCACTGAATCGGCATCAGCCCTTGTAGAACGCCGATTGTCGCCTCTGCCTTCTTCAGGCTGAGCTCCTGAGCGTCGATCTCAATGGACGCTCTGTTCTTTTCTGCCTCGGACTTCGTTTTATCGATGTCCGCGCCTTCCTTGGCTTCGGCGATTTGCTGTTGCTGCTGGGCAGCTTGCGCCTGTTGCTCAGCCATCTGCTGCGCCTGTTGCTTCAACTTCTCAACGATTGTCGAGGGAAGCGGCGAGTATTCAAGCATGGTGATAAGCATCTGCGGCGGGATGAGCTTCGCGAATGCAGGGAGAAGCTGCATCATGACAACCCACGCGGCTTCCTTCTGGTTCGGGCTTGTCGGGGCATCATCAACGATGATGTCGTAATCTTCCGTCGCCTGCCGCATGAGAGGCACATAGCGCGCGCCCTCTTCGCCAACGATCTTGATAAGCCGGCCGTCAGAAAGATCGTGCTGGATGTAGTAGAGCATCACGGAGCCTTGAAGCTCGCGGTAATACTTCAGGCTATCGAAGAACGGCTGCAGGATGGTCATGCCGGCCTGCTTGCGGCTCATTTCCAGCGATGCCGCCTGCCCTGCTTCTCGGAGACCTAGCATTTCTACGGAGACGCCGGACGTGTCACGGATCGAAGAAATGGCAAACTCTGTCAATTGCTGGAAGCCGACCGGGAACTGAGCCGGGGCTTTCTCCTTGACCTTGTTCGCCGTGATCGCGCCGTCTTCCATCCACGTAATAGCCGATGGGTCGGACCACGATTCTTCCGCTTGCCTCTGGTTGGCGAATGCGCCTTTCTCAGCCAGTAACCCGCCCTTGGAGTTGCTGTTCATGATGTGCATCATCTGACTGAGCCACTTATTAGCCCAGCGCTGCGGGTCCTTCATGGACCGAACGATGCCGTACCACGTGTTCTTGTTGCGGTCGCGCTTGCCAGTCATGAACTGGAACGAGAATTCATGCGGGCACGGGGCCGGTCCAGTCGCAAGGACGACCTCTCCAAGGAATGCCTGTTTGCGAACCTTGCGACGGAGCCGAACGCCTTGCATTTCCATCCCGGCGATTTTCTTCAGCCGCTTGTTGACGGTGGCATATTCTCCCGTCGTAAACTCCGATTGCTGCCCGGTAAGCGGATCTTCGGCGATATAATAGCTCTCTCGCTCGATCCACTGACACTGCACGAGCGTGACCATGCCATCGGAGGCCTTATCGTCCCCTGCATTTTGCTCCGGGTCGTATTGAGCGCTCTTCAGGTCATCAGCCGTCGTCCATTGGGCGTCTATTTCCGCCCTGGAATAGCCTGGGAACATGTTGAGCGCTTCAGATATCGGGATACGTCGGACGCGCCAGACACGTCGAGCGTCTGCAAGATTACGCTGCTTGGCGTCGTAGTCCCAATACATCTCCATCGGGTCTACCCGGCAAATCTCCGGCGTCCCCTCCTGAGAGGATTCGTAGTCGATGCGGCTTTCCGTGCAGCCGATGCCGCAGACAATGGTATCCCAAAACGCATCGCTCTCATTCGACTCGGCATGCGCCTTATCGCGGAACCACTCGCCGGCGCCGGTCAAGAGCTCGTTGGGCTTCACGTCGCCCATTTCCCGCGGGATGTAGCGTGTCTCACGACGGTTGCCGATCTCATTGCCATGGATGCTATCAATGACGGGCTGGATGCGGTTGAAGACGACGACTGGACGCTTCTTCTTTTTCAGCGCCTTCATTTCTTCGTCCGAAAACTGCCGGCCTGCTACGAATTCGTAATCCTCGCGGGCTTCCTCCCGCCACTCTTCAAGGTGGCTCCTGTCATTGATGAACCATTCCTTGAATTTCTGCGGGACAGGCGCACCTTTCGCCAGGCCATCGTCATTCAGTACGTCAGCCATGAATCCTCACCTGTGTCTCGCGATTGGAACTTCTCGCGGTGCCTGTCGCGCTCGACCTGCTTCAGAGACATATCGTCTTCCCGGAAGCCAGAGGCAGTGAATGTCATGAATGCCTTCGCGCCATGCGAATTGATGTCGTGGCGCGATTTGTCTTTCCAGACGCCGCGAAGGTCGTCCCATTCCTTGCGGAACTGCTTGAGCCTCGAAAGACCAGACGAGCATCCCGCCTCATCGAATTGACACCGGCTGAAGAACGGTCTCGCTTGGTTGATCTGCTGGATTTCGGATGTTGCCCGCTCAACCACCTTCGGGCGGAAATTCAGCTTTGACATCACCGAAAGCGTGCCGTCAGGAATCCATATCGACTGGCGATCCCCGTCATGCGGCAGATAGTGTTCACCGAACTGGACGGCGCGCTCCTTCTTCCACTCGTTTAGCCAGTCGATGTAGTGCCCTATCCACTCGCCGGAGTTTTCGTAGTACCCGACAAACCGGTGGAAGCCGCTGATGAACTGATGCAGCCATATGGCGTTCAGGTCGTTCCGCCCAAGGTCCCAGAACGTATTGACGGGATAACGAACATCAACGGGGAACCCTCCAACACGGCCCTGCTTGTACGCCGCCGCCATTTCAACAGAGAAATACGCACCTTCAAGGGCCTGCTCGAATGCCTCTTCAGGCGTCGAGGGGAATTCCCTCTTCATGTCCCCGCCCTGAGTCTGCTCCTTCTTCACATACCAAGCCATCTGCCAAGCATCGACTTCGACGCCTTGCGTTGCCAGCTTGTCGAAGTATCGCAGATCCTCATCCGTGAAGACGACACCCGATGGGTTCAGCCTGTATTGCGCGTCCTGATACCACGGGAAGAAATGGAACTTGTAATCCATGTCCGTGAGCGGCGAACCATTGGACGCCTGCTCAATGGCCTTCTGCGTCATGTTGTAGAAGTCGCCTTCTTGCCCTTCCGCAGTGGATTCGATGACGACAAATTGCCCAGGCGCGACGGCGTTCAACGCGCCTGTGACGATTTCCCGCGCCTTCTCTGGATACATGGCGCATATCTTGCCGAACTCGGAGATATGCAGGTATTGCAAAGTGCCCGATCGCATCGACGTGGAAACGCGTATTGACGAGTTATTCGCCAATGTCAGCGTGTCAGCGCTATCTTGCTTGGTCGCTACGGCGTTCCGAATTCCTTCATCAAGGTTGTCATACGGGAATTTGATCTTGTCCCGGAAGATCACCTTCGCATCGTCAAGCTTATGAGCGATGACGCCAGCTCTCGTGTTCGGTGTGAAGACCGCAGCGTCCAAGTACACGAGGCAGCAGAACGTCGTAAACCCAAGCTGGCGCGCCTTCAGGATGATGTTGAGCGAATGAAGCTCATCCATGAACTTCAATTGCGCTGTGTTCGGCTCAAACTTGACCTTTCGCCCTTGCTTGTCTGTGATCCAGTAGAGGTTGCTCAACCGCCAGCGCGGGTCAAGGAATTGGTCCTCGTTAATCTGAATGGATACGCTTGCCATTGTTTGCGATGCGCTCCATCAACGCTGAAATGCTGTCAGCCAGCTCTCCGCCATGGTTAAGGTCCTGCTTTTCAGCCAAACCAAGATCGCGAGCGATGATGTTCGCGTTCAAGAGATCAGCAGCCGCTCCTGCAAACTTCTGCTGGAAGATAACTGCCTCGGCTCGCGTGATGACTTCGAATAAATCGGGGCGAGATTTCCGCCAGTTAATCCATGTGTCATGGCCAACGTCGAGGAACATGCACAGACCGGCGATGGTCATGGCGCGCATCTTCGGGAACGTTTCTTTGGTGACGACGCCCTGGAATGCAAAGCCTTTCGTCTCATACAACGGGTTCTCTTCGACCCACTCGAAATATTCGCAGCAGGCGGACCAGAGGTCTTCTGCCTTCTCGAACTTCGGCTTGGCGCCATGGGAGGATCGCGCCTCCCAGAAGCGATTGCCGGGGAGGAAGCGACCGGTTTCCTCGTCTTTGCCGGTCATGTGGCACCTTTACGCAAAATCATTCCAAAGGTGTCGGTATATAGCCCTTTATGGGCGACACCTTGAGAATGAATTTTCTACGGTCCGACGATAACCACGATGATCAATACCATGACCATGAGATAGAACGCCGTCGCAAAGTAGTACGTGGCGGTCGTCGCCGGCTCCCGCATGATCTGAAACAACCTCGCGATTGGCTTGGTTGCCTTTTCCTCCTGCCAACCCCTGCCGTAACCAGTGATGCGCATGCGGGCTCCTTTTCAGAGAGAAGCCGGACCTAAGCCCGGCTCTCGTTTTGGGGATGCGGGGGTTAGGCGAAGATGCCGCCATAACTTCGGGCGTAGTGGATGCGCAGGCCGAAAATGGTCAATCGGCCGTCATCGTAGTGGAACAGCTTCGGCAGAAGACCAACCGCCAGCTTGGCCGAATAGCCCTTCCCGTCGCCTACCGTCCCGCGCTCCCACATGAGACGGAAGAGGCGCACATGCTTCTGGCTGTCGTCATAGCGGAATACGCGCTTGACGCGGAGGTTGCGCATGCTGGTTCCTTTCTGCTGGGGTGGAGGGGTTAGGCCCAGACCTTACCTTTTCCTTGGGTCTGGCAATAAGCATCGACTAGGTTCTCAGTGATGTTCTGGATGGCGTAGGCTTCCATCTCTATGCCTGGGTTATCCTCGCCTATTACTTGGCGGACGAATTGCCAGACATGAACAGCCTCGTGAACGATAGTCGATATGACCTCCATCGCGTCACGCTCGCTGCCTCTCCCTACAGTGACAAGGATGATATTTTGGTGTGTCGTGGAATTATTGAAGAGAGCGGTGTGCCCGCCCCATCCTGCAATTGATGGATAGTCGGCGCTAATGTTCCAGCGCTTCGCCTCCCGGTCCCACGCCGCTTCGCTCGGGCAAAAACCTATAGCGACCGGCTGCCAACCCTGATCCAACCAGACGACCTTGTCCGTTGTTGCCATTAGACGCTCTTAGTGGGGGCCATGTTCAGTATCCCCTTGCCGGGTTGTCACAGTAACCGTCGCGGTCATAGTGGCGAGGGCGGTCAACGGTGACCGTGGCAGCTTTCATCGCCTCGTAGGCCATGGCGTAGCGCGGATCTGACTTCATCCGCTCTTCGTGCTTGAGAACAATATCCCGGAGCCTATCGCGAAACTCATTCATCGCTCTCTCCGTGAATCGGAAAGCCCGCCACCAGTGAAGGCGACGGGCGAGGATTGCCGGGCGATTCCTACGCGAACTGCCTTAATCCCTTGGGGCTCACTCGCTCGGGAGGCTCTACGCTACCACTCGTCCGGGCTTCGCGTCATTGCGGGCCGCAGTGGCGGGGCCTCGCGGGCGCGTCTGTTACGGCTATGCCGTATGGGGTCGGGAAGGCGTCGGTTGTTCACGGTCTCTGCCCCTCGCCTGATCCTTCGGGACTTGCCCGAGATAGCAGGGTCCTAGGAACGCCGGGCCCAGCTTGGTTACGCGCGCTACTGGTCTCTTCTTCCCGATCTCGTTTGCCTTTCGGCGAATATTCGAGGCTGGGGCTTCCCCACTCCGCGCCGTAGACCGGTATGTTGACCCGTTCCGCGCCTCGCTATCAGGCTTCTGGCCTCCTGTTGGAGCGCCTTACCTGCCGGTTTCTCTGTATCGCCATCCAAGCCGTTCAACCGGAAACGGGCCAAGGTCGCGGCCGGGGAGTGTACCGGCGCTCGTGAAACTGATTGTCGGGCTACCCTCCCGGCTTGGCCGCTGTCGACGGTTGCGTATCCGTCACTTCGATGGGCGGGGCGCAGCGGCTTCCCCTGGTATTCGACGCCCTCAGGCGCAAATCGCCACTATAGTTTTCATATACCTTATTCGGGTTCCGAGTGGAATCCCATATCAAGCAATTTTTCTCAGTTTCCCGCGATTTTCGTATCCGAAGTGAACAGCAAGTGCAGTGAGCCCCTGCTTCAGCATTTCTACATAAGCGCGCTGGAGGTTCTTGCTCTGAGCCAGGTCGGCAACCGCCCTGCCTTCGCCGGCAACCTTCACCATGACGTCGTAACCGATGCCGAGGACTCGCCGGCAGTCGGCGAGGTCAATCCCGGCTTGTATCTGCCGGTCGGACAGCGCCGAACGAGGCCCCCCGCCATCGACAGGTTCGCGGCTATAGTCGAACGACCCAGCGCCAGCGCCGCCGAGGGCTTCCCAGATGCGACGGAATCGCTCCCCGGCCTTCACCTGCGCCTCATCGATGAGCCTGCGCTGCTCCAGCACGACGAGGGCGCTTTCCTTCATGTTCTTCACGCCCATGATTTTCTTCGGGTTCCACGTCTCGCCATCGTGGGCCCGATTGTAGAGCGGGTTATCAATCTCGCTGAGTTCGGGCTTTGCCTGGCTGTGACCGACTGCCGCCAGATCGATCCCGCCGAGCTTTGCCTTCCGTCCTCGTCTTGCCATTTTGGTGTTCCTCGTGTTCCGCCGTTCAAAGATATCAGTTCGTTGTTCGCCGAAATTTCAGCATAGTCGTGGGCACGTTCGTCCCCGCCTCAGCAAAACTGGCTACCGGCAAATCCTGCCAAGACCCGTCAAGTTCGCCGTGGTCATATCGGGCGGTCGCAGGAAGTATGGCGACCAGAATTCCGCCAGGCTTCAGGAACTTCTCAGCGTGGCGGACGTGCTTGACGTAGTGCCGGCCGTAGAAGGGCGGGTTCATGATGACGAAATCGAATTCCGGGCGGGGCGGCTGCTCAAGGAAATTGGCGGTGAGAACCGAATGCCCCTTCGCCCTCGCCTCGGCGGCGCGGCCGGCGTGATACTCTATACCGAAGCCGACATGGCCGAGCTTGCGAATGCCATCAAGGATGCGCCCATCACCGCATGATGGCTCGAGAACTCGATGCCTAACGGGGTTCTCATCGAACTGACGCGGGGCATAAAGACCGGCGAAACTCAGCGCCTCGCCGACAACCTTTTCGGGCGTCCAATAGAACTGGAGGTCCTTCGATACAGCGGTGCTTGCTTGCGGCTTGGCGTCTTCTTCCTCGGCATCGGGCAACACCTCTCCGTAAAACTCCGCCAACGCCCTGTTAATGTCTAGCAGGGCGAACTTGTCGAAGATCACATGCGCGTTGCCGTTCTGGAACTTGCGGATCGTGACGCCACGGTTAGGAGCCTTCGTCTCGATGCCGTCCTCGTCCTTTGTGACGTGGTGCGAGCCATCCATAACAACCTGGCCGGCGATACCGCCATCCCAACGATGAAGGCCATCAATGCCAGCGAACTCGGCATGATCCATGAGCTTTTCACCGCGATAGGCGGCGAGCGCATTGATGATGTCCCTGATCTTGTCGCGACCATAGGAACCCCAGCCACCGACATTCTGGACGATGACGCGCTTTGGCAGGCCGCTCACGCCGATCTTGACCTTGGAATGAGATTTGTAGGTTGGGTCCAACTGGCTGAAAACTTCAGCAAGGCCGCGTAGGACATGAAAGCGCGGGCGCATCAGATAATCGCCGAACGTGGCCTTGGCATTATCGAAGGTCAGTTCCGGCGGGTTCTCGAATGTTCGCTCGAAGAGCCGCTTGTCGTCTGCGCTCGCAATCTGGTCAATCTGGCAGCGATCATATATCGCCCGCCAGCCAGACTTGAGGAGCGCCGCGAGAACGTCCCGCTCGCTCACGCTGGGCGAATGACGCGAGATGCTGCCGCCGAACTTTCCGCCTACGGATGCCGCCATTTCCAATCGGCCCCAAGCGGCCTTTACCGCTTCAATTGCGGCTGGAGCATTGGCGACCTTCTCTTCGTATTCGTCGATGAGGTCGGAAACTGTCCGATTGCGCGCAGGGAGATTCATTGGCCGAACTCCATGAGCTGGCGATCAGCCTCGGTCGGCTCTTCGATGTGCGCGATTTGCTTGCGCTCCCACATGCAGCTGAGGTCGAAAACGACGCGCTTGCTGCGGCTCGCGCGGGCATCGAGAAAAAGCCCCGTGAAGCAGTCGGCACTTTCGGATTCATTATCCCACACCTCGATGCGGGCACCAGATTTCATGACGGCGATCTTGCCGACTGGCGGGTAAAACGAGGGGCCCGCCCACGCGACGATCCCTTCCATCCTCACCCCTCCTTGCCGTTGATGATCGAGACGCGAGGCATGGAATGGACCTCGCCCGATACGTGGTGGCGCTCGACGGAGCGTATTCCGAAGCTATGGACACGCTTGCGAGGTGGCCGCTGGACCGGCTCGACGGCGTGCGGCTCCTCCTTGATGGTGATTGCCTGCTCCCTCTCCCACGTCCGCGCCGGGAAAAGATCACGATGCATGCTGGCCGTGCCCGACATGCTTCCCTTGGTGACGCCAACCATCTCAGCTATTTTCGAAGCAGACACCCCCTGATCCCAAAGCCTGGATGCTTCGTTCAATCTTTCCTCGGTCCATACGATCCGGTTAGCCAAGACGGGCCTCCATCTTTCGAACTGCGAAAAGGATGGTCGTATGATCGCGGCCGCCGAAAATTGCGCCGAGCTGCGGGAAAGACAGATCGGGCCGCGCCCTGTGGACGGCCAAGATGCAGGTATGCCGCGCTTCGACTACCGGGACAGACCGGCCCGGCCCCATAACCTGCGCATACGTGATGCCGGGGAAGTCCCGCAGAACATCGGCGATGATTTCCTTCGTCGGGCGACGGGAACCGGAAACATCGTTGCCGGCGGTCAGGCCGTTGATGGTCTGCTCATGGGCGCGGATGATACCATCCTTCTCGTCAAGCCGCTCCTGCAACGATCGTGTTTCGGCCCTGAGCGCGATTACCTGTGCTGACAGGCGGGAGATTTCGTCGTGAAGCTTCTTCCGCTCCAGCGCGTTGACGAAGTTCCGTCCGCCTCCCATGAGGGCTTCCCGGCGCGCCTTTCCCTCCGCGAGATAGGCCGCAACATCTTCGACGGGCTTTGCTGAAACTTGAATGTTCATCGCTGGAAACTCCTTTCGGAACGCCGCAGCTCGGCGGCAAGGTACTCTTCGCGGGTCAGGATTTTCTTCCCTGGCTTGGGAGGTTTGTCGGGTGGCTTGGTCTGGACGCGCTTCCACATCCGTTGGCGCAGGTACTTGGCCGCGGCACAGATCACCGTACGGCCCCCACCCTTCGCCTGCTCGACATAGGCGCTGGAAAGACGCTTGGCCTCGGCGCGCTCCTCGTCCGACAGATCGCACCATGCACGAAATGCGTCGTCGTGGTCGTCGCTGGCTTGGGACGGCCATGAAGAAATCCAAGAATCGAAATCCGCGCGCTCGCGCGTTTCTTTTTCAATAGATTCCGAACGAAGTGAGGAATTACTGGTATCTTGGTGTATTGGTGTCTTTAGTGCGTCCGCGCTGCGTCCTGCTTGCGTCCCGCTTGCGTCTTCTGTGCGTCCAACGTCCTGATAACGTGAATAGTTACAAACAGTTATCTGCGTCTTTCCTGCGTCCGTTTTCGTCTTGATCATGCGTTCTTTTTCGAGCATCGAAAGGAACGTGCGGACTCGCTTATCGGAGCCCCATCGCCAAGCAGATTGGAGAGACCGCAACGTGGCGAACATGCTGCCGACCGGAACGTCCAGAACCTCATTGCCGACACGGTGGCGCGTCTCCTTCCAAGCCACATTGGCGATTAGCCACAGCCACGCCTCGCGCTGGCTAAGCTCCGCCGCCGCGAAAAGCTCGTGGTCGAATATTGAGGTCTGGACGCGGATCCACCTGCTCATGCGGCAAGCTCCTCCTCTGCCGCGCAGATGAACGCAACGACAGCAGGGCCTCCGAGATTGTCGGCCCACTTCGCCCTCACCTCTTCGGCCAGGCTGTCATCAGCAACGACACCGGCGGCTACCAGCGCATCTGAGACAGGCTTGATTAGGTTATCGAGGTCACGGGCGCGCTTCGTGCGCCAGTCTCGCTGGACGGCGATGTAGAGCCTGTACGGTCCATCAACCTTGCCATGGCGCGCGGAGGCGATCTCCCAAGCCGTCGCCTTCTTCCAGGCGGCATAGGGTTTGCTCTTCGTGCTGCGCACCTTTTCGCCGTCGTAAAAATGCGAGCGCATGGCGTTCGCTGACGGCGGCATGTCGGTGATCGGAATGCGGATGGCGCCTGTCATGCCGCCACCCCGCTCTTGTCGCGAACGGACTGCTGGTGTTCCCTGTGCCAAGCCTTGTGGGCGCGATATGCGTCTCTTGCGGCGGTGAGGGCGTTGTATATCTCGCCCTCTGTGCATCCCATGATCTGGGCAATCTCTGCCGTGTCGTGCTGGGCGTCTCGTCCGCCGAACAACTGGCCGATCTTGATGAGGGCTTCTTGGCCGAAGGTCATGCGCTCGCCCTCCTGTCATCGAGGGAGGCTACAAGTGCGCGGATGTCCTTGAGCATGGCGAGCTTCGCGGCTTGAGCTGCATTGCCATAGGTGGACATGCGGGCCTGGAGGCCAGAGATTTCGCCGTCGAGAAAGCGGAGCATGGGTTGGAGGCTCGTCATGCCGCTGCCCTCACCTGCTCAACCGCATACCCAGCCCATTGAGCTGCTGCCGCTTTCATCATGCCGGGGAAGGATCGACTCCGAAGCCTGGCGCGCTCCGGGCCGGGGGGCATCCGGTGGACGCGGTTCCACGCGATCCACTCCGGCGAACCGCGCTCGGGCTCCGTGAGCAATTCGGTCGGCTCAAGCTCGGGAAGGTTGCGCAGATACCAGCCGGTCGCCTTATATTCCGGATGTCCGAACCAGAACGGCTGGACGATCTGCGGATCAGGAAGATCGTCAGGCATCCGATCCCGCGCCAGATCGTTCATTTCCGGGTTCTCGGCGGCGACACGATCAATCGGCGCGTTCCAGCATGCCTCGAAGATCGAGACGCCTTCCTCGAACTCGTCCTTCATGTCCTGCCAGGTGCGCCCCTTGGGAAGCTGCTTTGGCTCTGTCCACTTGCCCGGACCAGACATCCAGCGCCGCCCGGATCGGCAAAGGCGGGTGCATGGCGGATGCATGACGGCGAGAAGGTCCCAACCCTCGTTCAGGATGCCGCCGCGGATATCGCAGACGATGTGGCGATTGGAGCCGTCTTCTGCCGGGAGAATGTCGCAGGACCAGACGTCGTGGCCGAGATCGGCGAAGGCACGACGGGCAATCCCGCTCGTCTCGCACCCGACGAGGATGCGAAGAGGACGAAGGCCTATATCAAGCTGCTGCATCACTCGCCCTCCCCGACTTCATCACGGAGTTCCGGCGCGATCCATTCCACGAGGTCCGCGTATCTGTGCGACTTCTTCTGCCATCGACGAGCAAGCCAAAGCCTTGTCGACTGCGGCAAGCATCTCATCCACCTTAGCCAGACGGGCACGAAGTTCCTTTTGCTCACGGCGCGTCTCCTCGATTTTCGCCAGCTTGATTGCGTCCATTTCGTCACTGTCGATCCGGCGGGCGGTCCCTTCCCAGATCGCGCGGGCGCGGCGAAGAGTGAAATGCTTATCGACACGAGGAGCGATGAACCTGACAGCGTGATAATAGACGTTCTCCAGCTTCCCGTACCGCGCAGGGGGAAAAGCCAACCTCATATCCGTCTGTGCTTCTACTACCGGACTCATTGCTCTTGCCTTGGTGCGTTTCGCCTTGGGAGATTTCCCCAAGCTCTTGTCGTCACTTCCCAACATCTTGTCGTCCTTCTGTGCGAACTTCGGTCTTGCTTAGAGCCGAAGGAGTTGCACATGAAGCGACCTTCAAAAGATAGTGACGAGGCGAACCGCTTTCCGCAGGCGGCGGATGAGTTATCCGCCTCGTCACACAGGCCCGCCGCTGGCGAGACCGCATTTCAGCCAAGCCTGAAAAATTCTCCGTGTACTTTTCTCGCCATCTCAATGTACGCAGCTACGGCATCCGATTTTCTGGAGAAACGTCGAGAATAAACATCAGAATTTCCATTCTTTATCTGAACTCTCCACTTCCTCGTAGACGAGTCATAGTACACCCCTTTGCATCCAGTGGTATTTCGTGACGAAATTTTGCAGTTTAACCCATTGGATCGATAGTCAGCAGCTCGCAGATTGCTTGGGATATTGTTGGATCTGTTGCCGTCGATGTGATCTACGATCAGCGGGACATCAGGCAGGCCAATGCCCCTAGACAGCGCGAAGATAATTCGGTGGGCGCCAGTCTTCCGGCCGGCAAGTGGGACCATGCGGTATCCCAGCGAATTCAGATATCCCGCCTCCTGACCACAGAACCGGGAGTGCCAAATTTTACCAGCCTTCTCATCGAAGAAGTCACTCTTCGGTCTCGGCTTCCAAAATATACGTCCAGCTTCTTCGTCGAAGTCGAAGCGCCCCATCAGGTATTTGAATGTCAAAGTATGATCCATCTAAGACCCTCGACAGTAGTGTCGTTCTCAAGTTCCCCAGCCCCGCCGCATCCGCTGGGGCCAGAGAGGGCGCCGGGGTATCCTCGGCTTCGGCGTCCTCGACGTTTGTTCCTTTGTCGGTTCCTGTCCGAGCCGTCGTGATGAGGCTGCAAGGACGGTTTCCGAGAATTCGAGTGGAGCGCGCGGCCGAGGGGGGCTTTGCCGCGCGCTCCGATCAGTCAGCGGCTTGGGAGGAGGAGGGCGAGCGCTGACCGATTCCGTTGATCACTGATCCCTCCACCAGTCGTATTCCTGGTAGTCGTCGTCTTCATCGGAGAGGACGAACGCGAGGGCCGCACAGCCGCAGAGGATCGTGAAGCCAATGATGCCGTAGATGAGCCAGGTCATGCCGCTGCCCTCCGCTTCAAAGGTTCGAGCCCCTCGCCCATGCGAAGCCCGTCAACAAACTCGATCACCTTCGACCAGTTCATTGGCTTCGGACGGCCGCGTTGACCGGGAATGGTGATGATGAAGCTGGCTTGGCTGCGATAGGTGCTGAGGTGGTATCCCCGATCAGCGAGGAAGGCCTTCAAGGACTGATAGTCGCCAGACGTGCCGGCCTCGAAACGACGAACTCCGTTGCGCTCAATGTAGGCCTTGACGATGGAAGAGACCTCGGCACGGGCGATCTGCTTGCGCTCGCCCGGATCATGCTCCTCGACAACACGTTGGGCGCGACGATCATCGCCATTGGAGAAACGAATTGGCTTCATCACGCGGCGTCCTCATGCTGCGCCATAGCCTTGCGGCACGAGTAGCAATGGTCTCGCGTCCCGCTTCGGCACATTTCGGGTTGGAGGCAGTTCGGGCGGAAGGAAACCTTCGGCTTGGCGGGGAGAGCGGTATTGGCGGCGCCCTCCCCTGTGTTCGAGGTCGGGACGCGCAGCGCGTTGCCGTCTACATGATCTCCTCCTGCGTTGGCGGCGGCATCGCTCCTATCGTCAACCGGGAGACTTACGCGCTCGTCGCTGGTTTGTGCCGTCGCTTCGCCTTGAGTGGCGACGGTGGCTTTTTCGGTTGCCGGGCTTTCACCGGCTCCGGCATGGCTCAGGTCAGCGCCTTCCGGTCCAGCCGGGATTGCCTCGCGCCCCTTTTCCGCTGCCTCACTTCCGGTCTCGAAAGAGCCTTCCGTGGCGCGGTCCATTTCGGAATTGGTTGCATGGTCGGCGCCCGCAGGCTCTCCGTCTTGCCCTCCATGCTTGGCACCATCAGTCTGCCGGGAATGGACGTGCTGATGATCACGCGAGCCATTACCCTCCGATTGCTCGGACGAGGGAACTTGTTCTTCTGCCTCTTCACGCTCGATCATGATGTCGAGAGCGGCAACGAGGGCCTTGCGGCCGATCTCGGTCTGCATGCCGGTGACGACGGTCGCGATCAGCTTGGCGTCGACTTCACCGTCGTAGATTTCACCAGTTTCGGGATCATGGTCCTCGTCAGCAGAAAAATTTTTCTCGTTCATATTCGACCAGCCGAGCATGTCGGCGTAGCCAGTCGAGAAGCCAGCCTTCTCCAAAATCTTCTTGACGCGCTTGCCGTCGCCGGTCTCGTCGCGCTCATCTTGGATCTGGGCTTTGATCAGTGCTTTGAGGGCAGACCAGTCGCCGCCACTCGATGCGACGACATCGCGAAAGCCCGCGATGCGTTCGGCGTCGTCAAGCTGGCGTTCGATGATCGGGCGCGCTTCGGATACGATTTCATTGAGGGTCTTGGAGGACAGCATTTAACGCTCCCCCGCTTGCTTGCGGAGATCGCACATGAATTCGTAGGTGCGATGCGCTTCCCGACCCTTCGACCAATCGATGCCGACTTCATCGGCCATCATCGAAGACAGTCCATCCCAATGATCTATAAAGACCGCCCAAACCTTGCCATAACCGGCCATCTCTGCGATCCGTGCCTTCCACTCGGGGAACAGTTCAAGCATTCTCAGGCAGCGGCCAAGGTCGGCGGGGTCATACGGATATTCGCCATGGCTGACGCCACAGACCATGTGGGCAAGAATGGCTTTCGACGACGAACCGGTGTCGCGCCCCAGAAGCCACGTAAAAACCCGGCGGGTAAGTTCGCCGTTCAGCTCCCTCTCCGCCATAACGGCGTCGTGGATGGCTTTGGCGATGGCGTCGAAGTTATGCCGCGTCGGCGTTATGCCAGCGCGCCGCATCGCGGCTTCTGCAGCATCAATGATCTGGTCCGGGATGGTTTGAGAGTCCGTCATGCGGCGGTCTCCTGCTGGAGTTTCCGCTCTGCCTCATCAAGCCACTCGACCATTTTCTGGTACGTCTTGATGTTGAAGCCGATGTTCGCGTTCTGGACGCGCCCAAGGAATTTGCTATCGCCAACTGCGGCGATACCCATGGCCGAGAAGCTGGTCTTGGCTCGCGCTGCATACGCCGTCGCGCGCTCGATCAGGCTTTTTCGGATGTCGTGCTCGGTGATTTCAGCGATCTGGGTCATAAACCCCATAATCGGGATTTGTCCCGAATTGTCAAGGGAAACTTCCCGATGGCCGTGATATTTCCCGAAATGCTATTGCAGGGCATGGAAACATCGCTGCAAAAACGCTTGAGGCTCCGGCTCGATATGCTGGAAATGAACCCCTACCAGGTCGCCCAAAAGGCGGGGCTGGGGGAAAGTTTCGTCAGGGATATTTTGCGAGGAAAGACGCGCAGCCCGAATGCAGCCAATCTCGCGAAGCTCGCCGTCGCGCTGGAAACGACACCGGACTGGTTTCTTGGCGCCGGGGATCTAGCCCCGCCGAAGTCGCCGCCAGCGATAGGCGGCTTGCCGGTTGTCGGGACCATCCAAGCTGGGAATTGGCTGGACCGATCGATCATCGATGATGACGACGAGCCTCAGATCATCCCCGTAGCGCGCGACCCGCGGTTCCCGCATGCTCGTCAATATTCTCTGCTCGTTTCAGGCGATTCGATGAATGAGCGCTATCAGGACGGCAGCTACGTGACCTGCGTCGATTACTTCGATAGCGGCGTTTCGTTGAAGCCGGGACTGATTATGCACGTCGAGCGTCATAACGGCCCGCTGGTCGAGGTTACGCTGAAGGCCGTCGATATCGTGGATGGCCGAATGATGCTGGTTCCGAAGAGCACTAACCCGAGACATGCGCCGCTTCCATTGGAAGGGGACGCCGGGACGGAAATCCTGCTCAAGGGCATCGTGACGGGAAATTACGTCAGGACGGAAATCTAATCCGTCCCCTTCCAATTACTCCCCTCAGAGCAAGATATCTGAGAGATAAATAATCCTTTCCGTATTTCAGCTTTCCGTATTTCGTCTGCCAACCATGTCATAGGTGGGTATGACAGTGGTGTCATAGGTCTAGGCTGTAGACCGACGAGCGCCCCGGCTGACGCCGAACCCGTATCCACTGCTCTTGCTCAAGCTCTTTCAACGCTCGGGCAACCTGTCGCGTCGATATCCCTAAGTCCCGCCCCATGGTCTTCATCGCAGGATACGTGAAGGGCCGCTTGCTGCTCATCCTAAGCGCCATATAGACGCCCGTAATTTTCCCGTTCCGCGAAACAAATGACGTGCTGACGAGACCCCTCATCCACGCATCGCGGCGGCGAAGCCATTTCCCCGATTCGAGATTTTTTTCATCTGTCATGCCAAAGGCATACGGGATTTTTCCCGTCTCGGCAAATTAATTCGGGATTTTTCCCTTGCATTCGGGACATTTCCCGAGTAGGTTTCCTCATACCCCAGCGACACCCGGCCCCGTCCGATGGCGCTGGAAACCTCCCAACCGGGAAAGACGAGGAGCAAGGGAAATGAACGCAGCAGCCTCCAGCAATAAGAACCTCTACCCCTATTACACGACATCGGAACTTGCTCGCGCCGCCACCGCGCCGCGCCTGTCCACCGCCGAGCGCATCCGCATGCTCGATGAGATCAACCGTCGCGATGCCGCAGAGGCCGACGACGTTCTGTCCGCGCTCAAGGTAGCCGAGGAATTCATGTCCGGCTTTGAGGGCGACGAGATGCAAGACGGCATCGACGGGAAGCTCGCCATCATCCGCGCCGCTATCGCCAAACAATCCAACTGACCGTCTTCGGCATCGCCTCCCACCCGAGGCGATATCCAAGACGATCACCTGAGGAACAAGCCATGCAGACCGAAGCAGACCGCATTGCCACGGCGATCCAGCGCATTCGCGAAGGTGCCATGCTCCGCCCGGCGTCCAAGCGCGCCGGCTATGTCGCCGAGAATATCCGCCGCCAGCAGGATCAGGCTCGCCGCTTCGTAGCGATGCGCAACCCGCCGGCCACTTGGTCGCTCGCGCAGTCCGAAGCCCTCATTCACGGCCTCGTCGCTCTCGAAGCCGAGTTCCGCAACGCCGGGAGGGTCGCAGCATGACGCCCCGCCGCGTGAAGCTCCACGAACTCTACCGCGAAGTCGAAGCATTAGGCGGCGCTACCGAATGCGCTGAGGACCGCGCCTATAATCAGGCGATCTGCGATGTTCTCCAGACGCTTCGGGCCTCAGGCTTTGGCGATGGCTTCTACATCGATCAGCGCGAGCATGAGAACCGCGAGCGCCGCACATGGCATTCGCTTGAAGCTGCGGAGTGATGGCGATGGCCGATCGTATGACCAGCATCCGCCTTCCCGGCTCCAAGCATGTCGGCCTCGCAGATTGGGGCCGAAGGTCCCGCGAGGAAATGATCGCGATGATCCGCGCGCACGCTGCGGATCAGAAGTCCATGGCCGACGCCATCCTTGCCGCGTCCGACGACGACTTCCTCGTCGAGACGTACACGGGCGTCCACGTCCACCGTAACCGGGAGGTCATTCATCCGGCCTCAACTCTGGAGGCAGCAGAATGACCTGCAATTGCGTCGAAACTGTCAACGAAAAGCTGGCATCGCGCAACACTCGCCTGACACAGGCGATAATGTTCGGCAAACACGACCACCCCGGCCTCATGCTCGAAACCGAGCAGGTCGAAAAAGGGCGCGGCAAGCAGAAAGCCGTTTCCATGTTCCTGACCTACTGCCCGTTCTGCGGCGTGAAGTACGGCGGTGATGCATGACCCGCTGCGACCTCTCCACCCACCACGAATGCAGTTGTGCGCCCTCCGGCGTCCCCTGCAGGGTTCAGGCCCCGCTTGATCTTGGCGTCTTCGTCGGCACCAACCATCCCGGCCCGCTGGACGATTATCCGAAGGCCGCGCGCGACCTGAGTTTCGCGCTGATCCTCCTCTCCGCAATCGTATTCGCAATCTTCATCGGCGCTGGCCTGACGGTCGGGCCGGTCAACGTATGAAGGAGCATAGCATGTCTGAGGAAAACCGTTGGGCTTGGTGGCAGGCCGCTCTGGAAGGCGATATCGGCCCCATGCACGAAGGCCAGCCCGAGCAAGGCTATTACCGCACCCGGTTCAAGGGCGGCCAGTGGGAGCCCGTCGCTCTCTGGTTCGAGAACGGCGAGTGGCACGCTATGCGCGGCGAGCGGATGGTTGATCCTGCCGACACGTGGAATTTCTGCCGGACGCATCCTGTATCCTACGAGGCCTATCAAAAGGCCATCGAGGGCGCCGGTTGGGACGACGAGCCGCCGGCACCTTCCATCGGACACAATCTGCCGTCCGATCCGCATGAAGCGCTCAAGCTCGAATACGAGTCCGAAAAGGAATTGGCCGCCGACCTCATGAAGAAAGAGGTGAAGACGGAAGACCAGGCCAGCCAGATCGCCATTCTCTCCAAGCGGATCTCCGTCGTCACGAAGAAGGCGACGGACTTCCACAAGGTCGAAAAGCAGCCTCATTTGGATGCCGGCCGCGCCGTGGACGACAAATGGCGCTACCTCAAGGAAGACCCTGCCGACTTGTCCAAGCAGCTCAAGCGCCATTTGGACGCCTACCTAATCGCCAAGCAGCGGGAGGAACGGGAACGGCAGGAAGCTGCGCGGCGCGAAGAAGAGCGTTTGCGCCGTGAAGCCGAGGAAGCCGCCCGCAAGGCCGCTGAGGCTGACCAGCAGTCCGAGGCCGAGCGCCAGGCCGCAATCGACCGCGCCCGCCAGCTTGAGCAGGAAGCCGCCGCCAAGGCCAAGGAAGCCGAAGCGAAGAATGCGAGCGCCGGCCGCACCGGGGCACGCGTATCGCTGCGCACGTTCCCCGAGCCGAACATCACCGACTACGACGCGCTTCTGACGGCGCTCAAGGACAGGCCGGAAATCCGCGAGGTCGTCGAAAGCCTCGCCAAGCGTGCAGCGAAGTCCGGCGTTTCTCTTCCCGGCATGGAAATCATTGAAGTCCAGAGGGCCGCATGATGAACGAAGTCACCCGCATTCCCGCATTGACCGGCGGCAGCCAGGTTGTCGCCATCGTCCCCCGCACGTTCGAGGAGACGTTCCGCGTAGCGCGGGCCGTTGTCGCTTCCAAGCTCGCCCCGGCGGCGCTTATCGGCAAGCTCGAAGGTGACGATGCGGCAAGCGCCGTTGCGGTGGCGATCATGTCCGGCGCGGAACTTGGCCTGAAGCCGATGGTGGCGCTGCGCAGCTTCACGGTCATCAACGGTAAGCCGGCGCTCTATGGCGACGGGCTGATCAACGTTGTTCGACAGTCGGGAAAGGTCGCTTATCTGCGCACCGGCTGCGACGAGCGGAATGGCAAACTCATCGGATGGTGCGAGGCGAAGCGGAACGACACCGACGAAGAAAAGCGCGTCGAGTTCAGCCAGGGCGATGCCGAGCGCGCCGGCCTCTGGCAGACGGAAGCCATCGTAACGAAGTGGAATAAGTTCGAGCGCAAGAACGAGCAGAAGCCGAACGATAGCCCGTGGTGGCGCTTCCCTCAGCGCATGCTGGCGTGGCGCGCCGCAGGCTATTGCCTCCGCGAACTCTTCGGCGACGTTCTCGGCGGCATCCGCGACGAGTTTGAGGCGCGCGAGATCGCCGACGCCGAGGACATGCGCGATATCACGCCGGCCGAACGCCCCGCACCGCCGAAGCCCCCGGCCCCGCCAGCTCCGCCGAGCGCGAAGGTCATTGAAGCAGATCCGGCATCCGAGCCCGAAACGCAGTCGACCGAATCCGAGTTCGACCTTGGCAGCTTCCTTGAAGAGCTTGAGACCTCGCTTGCGACAGCGAAGGATGCCGCGTCGGCGGCCGAAATCTGGAACGACTATGACGCGCCGGCCACCCTCGAAAGCAACGGCCACGCCGACATGATCGATACGGCCTATGCGATGCGCGACCGTGCCTACGCCAAGCTCGAACCTTATAACGGGGGCTGACCATGGCGACCAACAACCGCATCGTGGACACTGAACAGGCCCTTGAGCAGCTTCACAAGTTCATCGCCGGCAAGAAGCTGCCGTTCACGGCCAGCATCACGGACGGCAAGCACCGCACGAACGACCAGAACAGCCTCCAGCGGAAGTGGGTTCTGGAGATATCGGCGCAACTCGACGACCGGACCCCGGAAGAGGTTCGCGGCTACTGCAAGCTCCATTTCGGCGTGCCGATCCTTCGTAACGAGAACGACGTGTTCAAGGCCGAATATGACGCCGTGATCATGCCGCTTCCGTACGAGCATAAGCTCAAGCTCATGATGGTGCCTTTTGATTTCGGCGTCACCCGGATCATGACGACGCGGCAGAAGACCGACTATCTCAATGCGGTCCACCATCATTTTTCCGAGCAGGGGCTTATCCTCACCAATCCGGAAGATCGCAAGTACGGGAGGGCAGCATGAACCGCCTTATCCGCAAAGCGGTCCTATCCTGGCAGTCCTTCCGAGCCCGTCGCCGGCTGGAGCGGACCATCCGTAATACCGAGCGGGTATTACCGGACCTCGCCAAAAACAAGCGGGCTATTGCCATCGGTCGCCGTCATCACCGGGCAACGCGTCACGCTCTTGAAGCACAGCAGGCTTTGATCCTTTCCGCCCTCAGGAAGGAAGTGTGATGGCCCGCGTCAACCTCGCATATTTCCAGCGTGACCCCGAACCGCCGAAGAAGCGTCCGGCAAAGCGCGCCGGCTATCTAGCGTGGCTCCACGAACTGCCGTGCTGTGTCACCGGCAGGACCGGAGTGCAAGCGGCTCATCTGTCCTATGCATCTCCTTGGCACGGGCACTACGGAAGGGCAAAGGGCACGAAAGCCCCGGATCGTTTCGCGCTGCCCCTCTGCCCGGAAGAGCATACAAGACAGCACAGCATGAACGAGGAAGCGTACTGGAGGGGCGTCGGCATAGAGCCGCACCTTCTCGCGCTGACGCTCTTCGGCATCTTCAACGATTACGACAAATTCGAAGCAACCCAGCGCGCCACGTCTCGGATCATGTCCGGTCTTGCTGCTGCTGGCCGCTATCCTACGAGGGAAGACACATGACCAAGATCACAATCACCGAGACTGCCGAGCATGACGTTAAGTTCCTCAAGGCCGACTGCGGCGTGCGCTACTGGGAAGACGGCAAGGTCAACGGCGTTGACGATGACGACGACAACCCGGCGATGCCCTTTGCATCGAAGGACGGCTGGCGGATCCTCATCGATATTGAGGCTGGCGTCATCATCGACTGGCCGAAGGGTACCACTGCCGACGTTCATTACAAGGTCTGCGATGCTGGCGTTTACAGCCTGCTCGACGCCGACCGACAGGAAGTCAAGCAGATCGATGGCTATGTCCCGAGCATCATGTGCCCGGGAGGCAACGGCTACGGCGATTACGTCATCATGAAAATCGATGGCGACGGCAAGATTGCGAACTTTGTGCCGGATCTCTCTGATTTCGAGGGGGATTCCGCATGACCAAGAAGATAGAAGACGGCGGCCGGGAGTGGCGGCCTATCGACACGGCACCATATGGACAGACTATTCTTGTCCGCAACAGGCTGTTTGGAAAGCCAGTTCGTGCAACACGCGGGTACGTTCACGACGGCGCTGTGCACCCAGATCAAACGTTTTTCACCTCGGTCTACACGCCGGATGACTTCTTCCCGTTCCCGGCTGGTAAGCTGGTCTGCCCTGATGAGTGGTGTGAGCTTACTGAACCTTCAGGCGGTGAAGCATGAGCGACCTGTCCTCACTCATCGCAGACCAGTGGCAGCCGATCGATAGCGCGCCGAGGGATGGCACGACCTGCCTATTCTACAGCCCCGGCAACAGAAGTGCATGGAACAGGAACGCCGCAGAATCCCATATCAGCGTCGATCTATTCAGCGAACGTTGGCCCAGGGGCATGCTCCAATATCCAGAGGCCCCATACACCCACTGGATGCCTCTTCCCTCTCCTCCCCGCGCTCTTGATCAGAAAGGCTCCTCCAATGGGTGAGAACGTGAAGCATCTCCTCCAGCAGGTTGCTGACGAAATATTGGCTCTAAAACTGCACCCGGCGACAAGCGAAGAATACGACGCAGGTTACATCGGCGGGCGCAATGATGCCTTCGCAATCGTGCAAGAGGCAATCGACAATCTTCCCCCAGAACCTGCACTGGAAGCCGGCCTGTCTTTCGAGGAGCAGAAGGCGCAAGGACAGCGTTGCGCTTGCAACGGCTCGGATGACTACTGCCCTTGCCAAAATGTGCCGGATGCAGAGACGAGAAGCCTTAGAGACGGGCGAGACAGTGACCAGCGCAAATCGATTGAAGTCGCCATCGCCAAAGTGGAGGCCCGCCCATGATCTCCCCCGTATCAGCCATAGAGGCAATAGAGAAGGCAATGGAAGGCGTGACGGTCGAAGAATGGATCGTAAATGGCGATCGATTCAGCGTCGAGACGGATGCGACCTTCATTCCAGATCAGAAGGTAATTGCACTCTGCGCGACTGGAGAGGGGGCTATGGCGCGAGCGCTCTACATCGCTGCCTGTTCCCCCGACCGCATGCGTGGAGTCCTCTCCCTCGCCCGCCAGGCAGAGGCATTGCAGCGGGAGAATGCGGAGCTGCGGGAGGCGCTTAAGCCGTTTGCCCACGCAGCCCAATTCTATGACCCGCCAGAAAATGACGACTGCCATGTGGCATGGGGACACGACTTCACTATCGGATCGATCCGCCGCGCCCGCGCACTCCTCGGAGGTGAAAATGCAGAGTGAAACCCTCGCTCAGGAATTCGCACGCCTCGTGAAGGAGTATCATGAGGGCGACGACCACACGAAACCGGAGGCGTGGAACCTCTTGGCCGACTACGCGGTGGACAACGCCGATGCAATCTCCGCCGCCCTTTCAGATAAGCAGGCAGGAGAGGTGAAGATCAAGCCGCTGGAGTGGAAGGAGACCAGCGACGATAGCGGGCGATATGCGACAGTAAACACCAGCGTAGGCAGCTATGATGCTTTCGAGTTATCTCTAAACGTCCGCGGGGGGTCGCGAACGATGTTCGGTTGGACCGGGCACTGGATGAACGGAGACCAGAAGGCGGATAGCTTCGAAGCCGCCAAAGCCGCCGCCCAAGCCGATTACGAGCAGCGCATCCGCTCCGCCCTTGTCGATGTTCCGGCGGTAGAGCCGGTGGCGTGGCGAGAGATCGAAGGATACCAAGGACTTTACGAGGTTTCGTCAGGCGGAGATGTTCGTTCTATCCAGACCGGCAGGCTGCTTGCAAAGAATCTCGCGGGCTCTGGTTACGTCAAAGCGGACCTTTGGAAGAACGGGAAGCGGTGGCAGACCACTGTCCACCGCCTAGTGGCTGACGCCTTCCTCGAAAAGCAAGGAAGCGAGATAAATCATATCAACGGAATAAAGACCGACAATCGAGTTGAAAACCTCGAATGGTGCAGTCGCTCCGAAAATGTATCGCACAGCTTTTACGTGTTGAGCAAACGGGTCAGGCCAGTAGAGGCATATAATCCAGGAACTGGCGAAAAGCGGCATTACAGGTCGGTATGCGAAGCGGCGCGCGATGGCTTCAAGTCCTCACAGATATATCGAGCCCTGAAGAACCATAACCGCACGGTTAAGGGGTTTCATTGGCAAGAAGTCTCCCCACCCCTCTCCCTAGAGGGAGAGGACAGCGCGGAGGTGATCGAGGAAGGGGCGAAGGTCCTTGCGGCATGGCTTAAGCACTCGTGGGAAGGCTTAGGCGATAGAGACATTTCTGATAGCTACCCCGACTTCACCAAAATCCCCCACTTCCAAGGCGGCAAACCGGCACTCCGCAAGGTCGCGGCATCCATCATCGCCCTCGCCGCCACGCGCAGCGGTTCCGCCACTACAGCTTCCGGAGATCAGCCATGACGGTTTGCTTTTCGTTCCGCGATGACTGCTGGCGCGTCTACCTGCTTTGGGACTGGCCCTTCTGCGCCATCTATCGCCGGGTCGGACCGGCGTTCCCGACGAAGGCGAAGGCTTTCGCTTTCATCGCCGCCATACGGCGCGGTGATGCAAGCCTTGCGGATACCCCTGCTGCAGCATCTGGAACCTCCGCTATCCGCCAGAGAGGAGAGAGCGAATGAAACTGACCAAAGACCGCTTATGGTGGCTTAAGCAATTTGAACGTGGTGGCTGGACGCTTGGCCGCCCGAATTTGGTAGGCGTCAAGAAGTGGGACGCCCACAGCGCGGCCCTAGTCAAGATGGGCTTATTGGAGCCTGACGCCGAGCTCGGCACGAAAAACCACCGCCTGACCGACGCCGGTCGCAACGCACTGGATAAGGAGCGGGGATGACGCCGCTGGCCTGTGGAAACAATGTGGACAAATGCCGATGAGCCGCGCCCGCACTTACACGAAGACTGAAATAGCCGATGCTGCTGCTGCAGCGGCGATGCACGATGTCCGTGTGATCATGCACCCGACAGGGGAGATTGAGTTCTCCCCTCGCCGGTTTGCCGTCAAGGATGAAGAAGACGACAGCGCCGAAGCAGCGCTTAACAGGTGGCTTGATGGACGGAAAACTGGTCGGCGTGCATAAGGTAACAGTCGCCCGAAAGGGTAAAGACCCGATCGTCTACTATTATGCGTGGCGCGGCAAAGGTGCCCCTCGCATAAAAGCCAAGCCAGGCACAAAGGCGTTCACGCAAGAGTTTTTGCGCCTGACTCGTGATCGACAGATCAATGCGTCAGACGGCACAATCGGATCATTGGTCGAGGAATTCCGAAAATCCGCATCATTTACCAGCCTGTCTCCTGCGACCAGACGAGACTATGAGCGTCAGCTGGGCGCGATCAGGCTGGAGTACGAGACGTTCCCCATAAAAGCCATCGAAGCCCGCGGGAGCCGGCTGATGTTTTTGCGCTGGCGAGACACCATGAAGGATTCTCCGCGCTCGGCGGATATGCATATAGCTCTGCTGTCGCGCGTCTTCTCTTGGGCAAAGGACAAGGAAATCATCCTGCGCAACCCACTGGAGCGCGTCGAAAGACTGCACGAGGGGACGAGAAAGGATATCATCTGGTCGGAAGAGCAGTTGGCCACTCTGTTGACCAAGGCCGCGCCGCACATCGCCAATGTGGCAAAGGTCGCATTATGGACGATGCAGCGTCAGGCGGATATCCTGTCTATGCCTACGCTAGCGTTCGACGACGCACGAGTATCGATCAAGCAGGGGAAGACCGGCGCGAGAGTCCGCGTGATGGCCGCGCCTGACATCCTCTCCATTTTGCGCGAAGCGAAGGAGAGCGGCAGGCAACGGGTGCTAGTCAACTCTTTCGGGCAAAACTGGACATCCAGCGGCTTTCGCGCGTCGTGGCGCAAGGAGATGGCTCGGCTGCAGATCAAAGGCGTTACCTTCCACGATCTACGAGGAACGGCAATCACCTTCGCTTATGCAAACCTCGATCGGCCGCATGAAGAAAAGATAAAGCTGATTTCGGAGATTTCTGGCCACTCTGCGGACGATGCCGAATCGATCATCCGCAAGCATTACCTTGCAGGCCAAGAGGTCGTTGACGCCATCGGGCGTGGAACGAAACAGAAATAA